CATACTCAGAGACATCATCGATGTCATCCAATTCAACAGTTAAATCTTGATAAGACCTATCGTAGATATTTCGCTTTTGCAAATTCTCCCAAGTGGGAAACCCAGCTCGCAAATCCTCAATAAGAATACCGTGCTGACGCATCTTACGAACATCATGCCGGTCAAGACGATCAATCAGCTCATCAGCCGACATATCTGACCCGGAGCCTATCACTCTCTTGTTAAGATGCTTATAAAATAAGCGTAAAGAAATATAAGCATCTCTATTCGAACCGTGCGTACCATACACATGGCCAAGAACCGAAAGCATAGTGTCAAGAAGATCGCGATTTTTGGGCTCGCGACCCCACACCGCTCGGGCAATATACTCCCTAGTCTCACGAAAAGGGAGAAACTTGGCCTGCCCTTGGCTTTTATTCCTATTTATAACTGCAAAGTGACGCAAAAATATCATTCCAGGGTCTCCAACAAGCCAGCCACAGTACTCACGAGAACAAAAGGGAATACCATCCCGAATGTCACGAAGTTCAACATCAAAATATTCCTCAAGAAATTTAGCAAACAGCTTAGCAGAAAAGTAAGTAGCACCCAAACCTTTCCCTTTATTATACACGTGATCATCACCGTACACAATAAGCTTAACTATTTTTATAAACTCTTCTTCCAACTGAACCTTATGCTCTGGAGGTGCTTGTAAAATTTGATGCACACAGAACAGGCAAAAGTAAAGTACCATAACCCAGGAGTCCATATGAGAGGTATTATAGCATCCCGAAGGGACTCCACCACGTTGAATACACCAAGCATCTCCAAACAATTGAGTAATTCGAGCTATTATTGCTTTAATAAGCTGTTTTATTATCTTCTTCTTTAATTCATAGTCCTCTGATCTAGGATCCTCATGTACTAACATAGAACTATAGTACAAATTAACGAAATAAGCTTTAACCCTCATATCAAATTTGTCAACGTCTCCATCACAGAGGAGAGAGTCAAGGCAATTCGTTAAATCAATACCTAGGCATTCAGCAATCGAATCCATACCACCACGAGACCATTTGTGACCGATTCTAATGCAAGGTCCTCTTTCTTTAAGCATACGAACCTTAGAGACCAAACGCTCAAGAACGACAAAGTTAGAAGAAGGTATGACAAAAACACGACACTTGTCCTTGAACTTCTGCCACTTAATATCACACCATTGCTTATCAAAAGTATAAAAAATTTCACCTTTAGGGGTGATAATCCAATACACAGGAATATCCTTCCCCTCACGAATGAGGCGAAGAAAAACATCCAAATCAAAACCATGCATCTCATATTTCTTACCATACGGTGAGACGCTAACCTTCA